GACCACATGGCTGAATTCCTGATAATGAATTCATGTGTCTCATTGTCATTGATCGTGTAGCTTTGCTCCGTCATTGAATTTCTGAGATAGAAAGGATAGCAGTCGCATGTGACATTCACTGTTCCTGTATCATCCTCGATGTCATAGTCTCCGACTGCGACATTTGCTTTGAGATGCCATCCGAGATGAGATGAAGGCTTCACGATCATTTCGTGACCGTGAAGCTTATTCCTCATGTCGTCAATGACTTGCTGATAGTCGTCAGCACCATACATATGATCAATATAGAATGAATATGTTACATTTCGATTTGAAAAAATCGGTTCATCAGTGAGCGCATATGTCATGTCAAGTTTTCCATGCATTCCAGGAATCGTTACCGAGCTTCGTACCTGTTCAGGTGTTTTGTCAGCCTCTTTGTAAAGAAGGAGATGAAAGTCATCACTGCTTATGTAACTGTCAAAAATAACGTAGTTATCCATTTGCTTTCCATCTCCTTAACTTTCCAAGTTCGGCATCCATCTGTGATGCCGTATGACCTACTAACGCGCCACTATCAAGAACGATAACGCTGTCCTTATCGACAAGCTTTCCAAGAAGCGCAACAATGCTGCTCATTCCTGCCTCGATGGCAGTGGACTGAACTGCGTTTCTTATCATGCCCATGATTGCGGCTGCACCTCCGGTTATTTCTCTTCCTGCCTCTCCTCCGGCAAGAACGTTGCCGAACGCATCAAAGCCAAAAGCAGTAGGCCGTTCCATTAGGATTGGGTTCCTCATTGCCTTTGCATACCACTTGATTCCGAAAGAAGGAACCTTTGGCGGATTGATTGAGAACCCTCCGCTTATTGAAATATGTGGAAGCTTGAAATGAGGAGGAGTGAACTTGAACATGCTTGCAATTCGTCCAGGAATGCTTGATAGAAGGCTTGTCACCTTGCCAGGTATTGACTGGAATATGCTCGTGATCTTTCCAGGCACGCTTGCCAGTGCGCTTCCGATTTTTCCAGGTATTGAACCGAAGAAGGAAAGAACGCTGGAGAATGCGCCAGGAATAGACTTGAAAGTATTCTTGATGTGGTTTATCGCGTTCATGATTGTCGTCTTGACCGTATTGAAAACGGAATTGACTCCGTTCCTGAACCATTCAAACTTGTTGTACATGACGACGACAGCTGCAACCAGTGCAGCAATCGCGATGACTACAATCGCAATAGGGTTTGCACTGAGCGCCGCATTGAGAAGCCACTGAGCACCAGCAGCCACCTTTGATGCTGCGGCATGTGCGTAGGTTGCGGCAGTGGCTCCGACATTTGCAGCCTTGTTTGCCACTGTCGATGCAGTAGAGGCAACCCAAGCAGCAGCCTCTCGTCCTTTAGTGGCAATTAGCGTTTTGACTGTCGAAGCGACCTCTTTAGCTGATGATATGAAGGTCTTCATCTTGCTCGCTGCATCCTTGACCTTTGCTCCTGACTCCTTTGTCTTTTTGACAAGCTTGCCGAAGTTAGTCACAGCCTTTCCGACTCCGGTTGTTAATGAACCAAAGATTTTTACAGCAGGTCCCATCGCAATGACGACTGCAGTCGCTCTTGCAACTGTCGTCTTCTGATTAGAATTCAGCTTGCTGTACTTGTCAGTAAGCGTCTTGACGAACGAAGCTGCCTTCTTGATGTCAGGTCCGAGCGTGCTGACAAGCGACTGACCGAACTTAATAGAAGTGTTCTTGAGTTCGTTCATGGCCTTCTTTGCTTCGCCATAAGGAGTTTTCATATCCTTGATGGCCTTGTTCGTCGTGCCAGTAGACTTGGCTACCTTCCCTATTTCGGAATTGAAGCCCTTTGCGCCATCCTTCATCAGTGCAAGTGCAGTAGATCCTGCCTTTGAGTTGCCGAAGAGGTTCTTAAACTCGGTATCGTTGCCTTTGACTGAGCCCTTGAGAATCTCAAGAACATCACCGAGTGATTTTCCTGATTTCATCAGCTCGCTGAATGACTTGCCTGTCTTCTTGCGAAGTGTCTCATCAACGGTTGTTCCTGTCTTTGAGAGCTCGTTGAGCATAGAACGAAGACCAGTCGTTGCGGCAGCGGTATTGATACCCTGTTTTGTAAGAGTGATGTATCCTGCGGAAAGGTTATCAATATTTACGTGCAATGCCGAAGCAGTTGGTATGACGTTACCCATCGCGCCTGCAAGCTGTGCAATGGTCGTCTTGCCTCGGTTCTGGACTGTCATTAGCTTGTCACTGAGGTTAGACGCTTCCTCGGTCTTCATTCCATACGCGTTGATTGCCGTCGTCAGCAGGTCAACGGATTCAGCAGTCGTTGAGAAGCCTGCCTTTGACAGCTTTGCGGCAGTCTTCACGAAATCATTAAGCTTTTCGGTAGGCACTGATGCCGAGAGAGCCTGGTACGCAGCCTCGGTGATGTCAGTTGCAGCCTTGCCCGTATCGCTCGAAGTCTGCAGCAGCTGCTTCCCCAGCTTGTCAAGCTGCTTCTGGTTGAGCCCGGCAATCGAGTTGACCTTGCCCATGCCCTGCTCGAATCCTTCGGCAGCCTTGATTGATGCTCCGGCAATGGCCGCAGCGCCAAAGCTGAACTTCATGAGCTTGTCCCCAACTGCTGATATTTTTTGTCCGGCGGCCTGGATCTTCTCGCCCATGTGCTGAATTTTTTCTCCTGCAGCAGAAAAAGACCTTGATGCAAAGGTAGCATCCTTCATGGCTTTCTCGAGTCGGTTCATCTCGGCAGTCTCATGATTAAGTGAAGTCTGTACCTTCTTTGCTTCATCCGACTGCTTTCCGAAGGTTGCATTTACCTTCTCGGATTCCTCGCGAAGCGTTGCAACCTTCTTCTTTTGCTCTTCATACTGTTTCGTGAGGATTTCAGCCTTGTTCTTGAGATAAGTCGTCTTGTCACCAGTCAATTTGAACTGTGACTCGTTGAGCTTGAATTCCGAGCGAAGAAGCTTCATCTGTGAGTTCATCTCAGTTATCTTCGAGCTGAATTCTGAGTTGATGACCTTGAAGGTGACCTTCGCTTCCATTTCCTTTGCCATATGCTTATCTCCTTTCTTTAGAATTCCTGCTGTCCGCCTCTTGTTTTAGGAGATGACTGCCACGAACGATACGCAGCAATGTTTCCAACAATTTTCATGAGGACAGCATATTCACAGTCCCAGAAAACATCCTCCGAGATATTAAAAATGAGGACGCATAGGGTATATAAGTCCCACACGTCCTCGATTTTCATTTTCGGAGCTATTACATCCGAATCGTTTCGGACTGTAAGTTTTTCAAATGCCTTCTGGAAACCTAGTTTTTTGATGTATCGCTTTCAGCTCCCGAAATGAGATCCATTGCGACATTAAAGATTTCAGTTATATCATTTCCGAGAGAATCAACAAATTCATCGTACTGCATGACTGGGATGTTTCCTCCGTTCTTGTACGCACAGTAAACAATGTCAACGCATTCTTCGATATCAAGCTCCTTTGTCGCAGTGTTGAGAATGACTTTTACAAAGGAGTGCTTTCCAGTCTCTTTTTCGTATTTCATTGCTCCTCGAATCGTAAGATTAAGATTCACTTCTTTGCCGCCGTTAAGCTTTAGTTTCATCATTATTCATTACCTCTCAAACTTTTAGAATTTTGTTACTGGGTCCCATGCCTCAAAAGTGACTGATGGTTCCATCGAAGCCTTCGGTTCCTCGTAATAGAGATGCTTTGTAGAATCAAATGATGCAGTTGCATCGATTTCAATCTCTGGAATCGTGTCGGCATCATTGTCAATCTTGAGGTCAGGCATTTTCGATGGGCACATTACTGGATAAAGCTGATAGCTTTCATCGTCATCTTCATCCTTTGCATCAAACTTGACTGCAAACTTTGCAAACTTGTTCATTCCAAGTGCAACTGCGCTTCCAGTCTTTGCCTTGTCAAGGCTGAACATCTTGTTATACACGACAACAGGCATATCCTGAACCTTGATTTTTAGCGTAAGCCCTGTTGGACGCGAGTCACTTCTTACAGTGAGACCCGCACATTTCTTCGTGATTGTTTTCACTGTCACCGAGCGCTCAATGCTGGCAAGGCATCCAGCAGTGCTGAATGACTCTTCTCCGTCAAACTTCACGGAAATCTTGTCAGCGTTGAAATAGTTAAATGTTGTTTTTGTA